TGCTGATGTCAAGGCGATGGAGACTATGGAGAACATTGGTCGTGAGGCTGGCCAGTTGAAGCCTATTTTCGAGATGCTTCGCATGTTCATGCCTCGGAGTCGTTAGGGCAATTTCGGTTCATGTTTTTCCGTTCTTTCTTTCTTTGTTTTTTTTGGAGATGATCATGATCGATTCTGTAACCGGTGAAATTCTGCCTTTGCCTTTTCTTCGTACTCCGTACAACTATTCAATGGATCAGGCTTCTGTAGATTCTGGCCTGGAGTGCCTTGACCCTTCTCTTGCTCAACAGCATGAGCGCGATGACGCTGATATCAACATCATCATGCAGCGTTTCGGGCAGGGCCACGCCCTTCCCGAGTCTTTCCGCGCTCCTCAGTACGGTGACTTCACAGGGGTCACCGACTTCCGCTCTGCTCTCGATGCCGTCCGCGCTGCGGAGGCGTCTTTCATGTCTATGCCGCCCGATCTGCGGGCGCGCTTCCACAACAACCCCCAGGAGTTGCTTGACTTTCTCGGCGATGGCAACAACCGGGCCGAGGCTATCAAGCTCGGCCTGGTGCCCGAGCCTGCGATCGCTGCTGCCGCAGCGCCGGCAGCTGCCCCGGCTGCCCCGCCTCCTGGTGACGGTTCCAAGCCCAAGAAGGGCGCCGATCCGTCATCTCTTTAGCGTGGATTGGCCACGCGTGCACATTTGCTACACTTGATGTAAATGTGCTAGGTGACACCTTTTCAGACCAACCGGAGCAATTCAATGCATCGTCAACACGTCAACAAGGCCAAGTCTTCCCGGCAGTTCACCCGCAACAGCGCCCGCACCAAGGCGGCCAATCTGGCGCCCAACCCGATGCGCGGCGGGATCCGTCTCTAATGTGGCCTGCTATCACCCTCTCAGCGCATTCCGATGCGCCAATGGGGATGTAGTCTTCAATGAGCTGAAGCGGTATGACATCGTCTCATCGCTTTCGCTTCCTTGCGGTCGGTGCGTCGGGTGTCGCCTGGAGCGGTCCCGCCAGTGGGCCAACCGGTGCGTTCATGAGGCGCAATTGCATGAGCGCAATTGCTTCATCACGCTCACTTACGATGATGCCCACCTACCTCGATCCGGCAGCCTTCAGTATCCGGACTTTCAACGTTTCATGAAGAGGTTACGCAAGTGGGCCGCTCCTTCTTCTGTGCGTTTTTTCATGGGCGGGGAATACGGTGAGACCACGTGCCGGCCGCACTACCACGCTTGTCTCTTTGGCGTGGATTTCCCTGACAAGGTCTACTTCAAGACTTCCAAGTCAGGTGAGAAGCTTTTCACTTCCAAGATCCTCGAGCGGCTCTGGCCCTCGGGGATTTCTTCCATTGGGGAGCTTACTTTCGAGTCTGCTGCCTATGTGGCCCGCTACTGCATGCATAAGGTGACTGGTGATGAAGCAGAAACGCACTATCAAGGCCGAGATCCAGAATTCGGCCATATGTCGCTCAAGCCTGGAATTGGGCAAGGTTGGATCGAGAAGTTCCAGTCGGATGTCTTCCCGCACGACTACGTCATCGCCCGTGGCAACAAAGGGAAGCCGCCCCGCTTCTACGACAGAGCTTTCGGCCGTCGAGATCCAGACGGCCTGGAGTCAGTTAAATTTGCTCGTGTGATGTCCGGCCGCACGCGCGTCGAAGACCAGACCCCGGAACGTCTCGCGGTTCGCGAGAAGGTCGCCGAGGCCCGGCTCCGTCTGTTTCGCCGGAATGCTGATTCTTAGGAGTATCTCAATGGCTCGTCTTATTGCTGTCGCTGTTCGCGACTCTGCAGCCGGTGCTTTCAACCGGCCTTTTTTCGTGCCTGCTGTCGGCATGGCTCTGCGGTCTTTCGAGGACGAAGTCCGGCGCCAGGCGCCTGACAACCCCATGCACGCTCATCCTTCCGATTTCGAGCTTTACCAGGTCGGCTTTTATGAGGAGTCCACCGGTGAGCTTGTTTCCATTCCCGATGTCGTCCTGCTGCAACGCGCCAAGGACGTCGTAGCCCTTCAATCCTGATACCGGAGATCTCGGCCATGCATCGCAATCAATCCGTCAGTGTTCACCAGTTTGCAATGGTGCCCAAGGCCGAGATCCCTCGGTCCAAGTTCAACATCCAGACCACCCATAAGACCACGTTTGACGCGGGTTACCTTGTGCCGGTTTACCTTACCGAAGTGCTCCCGGGTGACACTTTTAATCTCAACATGACGGCATTCGCGCGGATGAGTACCCCGCTTTTCCCGATCATGGATAACCTTCACCTGGACAGTTTTTTCTTCTTTGTTCCCAACCGTCTTGTCTGGACCAACTGGGTGAAGTTCATGGGCGAGCAGGCCAACCCGGCTGACTCTATCGCCTACACCATTCCCCAGGTTGTTTCCGCTGCCGGCGGCTTTACTGTCGGTTCGCTTCAGGACTACATGGGTTTGCCGACTGTTGGCCAGGTGCTGGGCGGGAACACGATCTCGGTGAATGCTCTTTTCAACCGGGCCTATAACCTCATTTGGAATCAATGGTTTCGAGATGAAAACCTTCAAAACTCGGTTACCGTCGACCTCGGGGATGGCCCCGATACGTTGGCTAATTACGTCCTTCTCCGTCGCGGGAAGAGACATGACTATTTCACTTCGTCACTTCCCTGGACGCAGAAAGGCGGCGTTGCGGTCACCCTGCCCCTTGGCACCTCCGCTCCTGTTAAGTGGCTCAACACATCTGGTACGGCGAGTGCGAATAACCAATTTGCGTTTGGCGGCGTCACGGCAGGTGCCTATGATTTGGGGTACGGGTCATCCACTACGGTTCGCACTGCGAACCTTCCCAACCCTTCTCAACAGTCGCTGTACGCAGACCTCTCCGTGGCTTCTGCGGCAACTATCAACCAGCTCCGGCAGTCATTTCAGATACAGAGGCTTCTGGAGCGGGATGCTCGAGGGGGCACGCGGTATGTCGAGCTCATCCTCGCGCACTTTGGCGTCCGTAATCCGGACTACCGTCTGCAGCGCCCCGAGTACCTTGGTGGGTCCTCGGTTCCTATCAATATTTCGCCGATTGCGCAGACGTCTGGCACCGGCTTGACTGGTGGGTCCACCGCGCTGGCCACGTTGTCTGCGATCGGGACTGTTCTTTCTCCTCGTTCCGGGTTTACTCATTCGTTCACTGAGCACGGGATGGTCATCGGCCTTGTGTCCGTCCGTGCGGATCTCACTTACCAGCAGGGTTTGCGGAAGATGTGGTCCAGGTCGACCAGGTACGATTTCTACTGGCCTGCGTTTGCGATGCTCGGTGAGCAGGCCGTCCTGAATAAGGAGATTTACGCGGATGGGTCGGCCAATGACGCGCTGGTATTTGGTTACCAGGAGCGTTGGGCTGAATACCGGTACCAGCCTTCGATGATTACTGGCCTGTTTCGTTCTACGTCTGCCGGCACTATTGATCCCTGGCATTTGGCGCAACGGTTCACCGTTTTGCCTACTCTGAATTCGACGTTCATCCAGGACACTCCTCCGCTTTCTCGAGCTCTTGCCGTCGGTGCTGCTGCCAATGGTCAGCAGTTCATCTTCGACTCGTTCTTCGACATCCAGGCGGCTCGGCCTATGCCTATGTACTCTGTGCCTGGTCTGATCGACCATTTCTGACATGGGCTGGTTTGACGGTCCGTGGGGCGATTCTGCGGGTATCGCCCGTGCTGGGAGTTGGGACGATGTGGCCAGGAATGCTGGTTTCCCGACTCCCAAGGATTACCAACAACCTGGTGTAGGAGGTGGTGTGGCTGGTCTTTTTGGTGGTGTTTCAGGGGGGGACCTGTTCTCACTGGGTGGGTCCCTTTTGTCCGGTTGGCTCAACAATTCGGCGGCGAATGCTCGCCAGGAGGACTCTCAGGCGTTCAATGCGCAACAGTTCGCCACCAGGTATCAGACGACCGTGCAGGATATGAAGCTTGCAGGTCTTAATCCGATGCTGGCCTACTCCCAGGGTGGTGGATCTGGCGCCAGCTCGTCGGCTGCCAGTTCGGCCGGTTATGGTGATCTTGGCCAGGTCATCAACCAATCGAAGCTGGCCACGGCCCAGCAGGCGAACATCCAGGCCGACACTGAGAACAAGATTGCCCAGTCGGACAACATCAAGGCCGATACAGCGGTGAAACTGGCTCAGGCTCCGAATGTTGAGGCTGATACGGATGTGAAGCGTGTTTCGGTGGCGAAGGTTCTCCAGGACACTTCCACTTCTGCGAGTCAAGCGAGGTTGATGGATGCACAGGTGCACCAGGTGGAGTCGGCTGTTCAGAAGATCTCGGCTGAGATTCGCAATATCGATATGGATACTCTCCTTAAGGAGACTCAAGGGAGCCAATCCCGTACTTATATCAAGCTGATGCAGGCTACTCGCGCCAAGGTAGAGGAGGAGACCAAGAATATCCCTCTGACTGGGCGTCAGATCAACGCCCTTACTGCCAAGATATTCGCGGAGACCAAGCTGGTTAATGCTGATGTCAAGGCGATGGAGACTATGGAGAACATTGGTCGTGAGGCTGGCCAGTTGAAGCCTATTTTCGAGATGCTTCGCATGTTCATGCCTCGGAGTCGTTAGGGCAATTTCGGTTCA